TGATAATCTTTTTAATGTAGTTCTGTAATATCTTTTTTTCGTTGTGGGTGTTGTTTAAATATCTCTCTTATTTTATTATTTACTGACATTTTTAGGAATGTTAATCCAAGCATATTTTAGTGTTGAATCAATTTTTACAGCATAATGAGCAGGACGATAAAAGTCTACCATTATTTTTGTTGTGCGGGAAGTAAATACCTATAGATGCCAAGGCCACTGTCGACGGTGATCTCGCTTACGCCGTCGTCACTAAACCTGACTCGCGTGTCTCCTGATAAGCTTAAAATTCTGCTAACTTGTTCAACCGGCCAAGCCCATCCACGATCAAGTTTACCACCAACATCGTGTTGGAATACAAAGTCTCCGGCGTGTGTGCTTACATCCCCAAAATAAAATTTTAAATTTTTGCCTTCTGTTTTAGCAACAAATGTTAACTCTTCGCTATTAGCACTAACCATCATTTTAAGTCGTTGTATATTAATTATTGTTGGTTCGAAATCAACACTCCAATTAACACTTTTCATGGTAACGCTTTTGAGCTTATCATTAACAATATCGCTGCTCATAAAACGATAGTCGTTTTGGAAATCGCCTGTGGCATTTTCAAAGTGAATACCCACAGGAACACTTGTTCCGTTACGTTCTTGTGTGTTAATGCTCATTTTTGCATTCTCTTCGTATTCTGGAATACTAAGAATAACACTAAGAGTCTCAAGATTAGGCATTCCAAACGTGCCCATAAACTCTGTCACAGGAGTATTAAATTGTGCTTGTAAAATAACACTGCGATCTTCTGCTAATCCATCTAGTTTAGTTTCACTGTTAGTTCCGCTAATTTTTACTAGATCAATAAATCCGAGTTTATGCGTGTGTTGAACGATGTCGAGTAGATAGTCTTTCATTGGTAGTTCCTTTTGCTGTTTATATAGTATATGTGTGTTTGGAGAATAAGTCAAATTTTATTTGCGTTAATTAGCCAAGTAATTGTTCCGGAGTGTTTTTCCCATGCATCTATTTTTCCTGGGCAATTTGCCCAGTCCTGCTGAAGATTTCTTACCCATAATCTTGGAGCAATGTTATTTCTGTGACTAAGAACCCAATCCATAATATCCATTGGAACATCTTCGGGTTTGGGTTTTTTTGGAATAATTTTTACACTGGTACTGGAAAGTTTTTGGGTTTCTAAAATACCTGGTTTTTGTACTATCATCCAATTCCATGCTCCATCATCTGTAGATCCACTGTCAGTCACATCATATCCTTGACTGTAAAGCATGTTAGCTATAAGACTTCTTGTGCCATAACAACGAAAACTATTAGAAAGCAATTCTAAACTACGACGTTCCTCACAGTTGTTGTAACTAAGTAGAAATATTCCCCCTGGTCTAAGAATGTTGAATATCTTTTTTGTTATGTCTTTAATAGGGTCCAATGGCAGGTATTCAAAAAGGTTAATGCACACAGCAAGTCCTATTTGATTCTGTGGAAATTTGTCTAAGTGGTTATATATGCGTAATCTTCTTTTAGCGTAAAATTCATTAAATTTATCGCGTACAAGATTTGCTACAGCTTCTTTTTCACAGTATACATACAACGGGTCGCCGCCAACCATAGCACGAGTGTATCTTCCATCAACAGGATTAGCGTCTAAAGAAGGACACTTCCAAGTGCTGTGGTATTGAACAAAGGAGTTAATTTTGTCATCAAATTCTTTACTAATAAACTTATTTAAGTTTACGGCTTCTTCGTCGGTCCAAGACTCGTTTAGTTCTAGTTTACTTTCATATGTTGTATAATCGTGCTGTAATATTTGAACTTCTCGTGTGTGTAGTTCGTAGTGTATAGTGTTTACTAAATTTTTCTTTGCTGTTTCGAACTCTTGTTTAGCTGTATCAAGTTTTTCGAGACTATCTAATAGTTGATTATGTACATCTTTATTTTTCCATCGTTGAATTTGATTTTTCACAACTTGCCTATTATAGGCAATATTATCATCTATGTTAATACAGATAGTTTTGGCTTCTCTATAAAAGTGATCAAGTAAACTATGTTTTTCGAATAGCCCCGTCTTCATTTAACTATCTCCTTGTGAATATTTATATTAGCATATTATTCAAAAGAAAATAAGTTATCGAATGTGTTTGCTGTTTGTGTTTGCTCCTTTAAATTCCAACTCAATACTCCCAGTAAATTATCAATTTTTTGATCAACAATCGCTGTTTCCATATCCAAATCATTAAATGGTAATTCTTTAAACCACGCTGGAAGCGTTGTTTCGTCTGTTGGGTAACCCACACTAGTATATCCTAAGGGATTGGGCTTTAGTTTACACACAATTGTTTTCATTCCGTCAACAATTTGCATGCTGTAGTTGTCACTATTTAACTTTTTAAGATAATTCCAGTTCATAGCTGCACGAACATGCCCCGGCATATTTGCTCTTCCTTCGCGCGTCTCTTTCGCTGTGTACATTGTAAGATTATTAACACGCTTTGGTGTGCCTTTTTCCCAACCCGGTCGATTATGAAATTCATGTTTAAATTGTTTAATTTTTTCCACCAAATCGGTTGCTTGTTTACCTGTCAGAACATCTAATAATATATTACTTAAAAAATCTTGCATAACTTTTGGAGTGTCGCTGCGCTTTAAATCGAGCCCCATTGCTTTAACTTTACCTACACCACCATCTTTATCTTGTCTATACCCATCCTGGTCATACATTAATACCGCATAACGTTTTTTGGTAATATATAGCCCTCGCGTAGCAACTATTTCTCGACCTGCTCTAATAATCTCGCCGTTAACTCTTGGACAATGAAATGCTGTTTCCATGAATAAGGGAAATGTTTCGTTTAAAGCATCAACTATAGTATCATATAATTGTATACATGTTTCCTTGCCCCAATTGGCTCTACCCTGTTCTACTTCTTCTTTCATTATAGGCCATGCACTGAAATAAACGCTATCGGTGTCTCCATATATAATAACATCGCCAGTGTGATCATATTTTCCTGTTAATAAATCATTAACCTTTGCGCTCATGTGTTTAGCTATACAACGACCTGTTAGCGTAGTGGACTGTCCTATTCTGTGATCAAAGAATCGACACCCCGGATTCAGAATAGCGCCATATAAGCTGTTCAAATTAATCTTCATAACTAATTGCCGCTTATCCCAAAATGCCTTTTCTTCGGCTGTTGTTGCGTTACGCATTTTTTTCTGCATGGTCTTGCGTTTTTCGTACCACTGTTCTAATAGTCCAGGTATAATACCTTTCTTTTTGTGGGTAAAAATTGTTCCGTTAGCACTAAGTATCCATGGATTATTACTATCAAAAACGAGTCTCCAGACATCATAAGCACTTAATGTATCGCTATCGCCGTTTTCCCAATCAATAGTAATTTCGGTGCCTTTTTCTCCTGCCATAACAGCTTGATATTCTTTGCTACCAAATTCGCCCTCCCATGCCTCAGCAAAACTTTTTTTCTCGCCTATCTTAGTCTTAATAGCATGGTCGGTTAATGTAGGACGCAATTGCCCGATTACTGTTTCTGGCGCCATATTTAATGCACGAATAACGCCAGGATACAAACTGTTTATATCAATTGAACCAATCCATTCATGCATGCCCTTTTTTGGGTGAGCGACATAAGCGCCTGCTGCGGTAGTTGGTTCGCCATCTCTATTGCGGCGTTTAGGAACAATTAACCCTTGTTTGTGAGACTCGTTAATTATTGCTTGCTCAACAATAGCAACAGTGCCCATTGTAGCTTGTAACAAAACCGTGTTAGTATGCGCGAGTTCGTTAGCCAAATCAATAAGTTTTAATTTCTTATCCAGCTGGTGTAATAGCATACAATCTTGTCTGTTATAATCTATAAATGTATAAAAGTTTTTATTATATAGTTGATCTAATGTTCCTTCATATGCAATTTTGCGTTCGTTAAGTTCATATTCACCAATTGCATCTAAACTGTAACTGTGCATTTCGTGGTATGTAAATTTGCGATACAACTGCATATAGTCTAGATGTTGCCTACCCACTAGATCAAACGTCATGTTCTCTGCACCAAAGCGTTCAAATGTTCTTTTTCTAGGATATTGACCCCATAAGCAAAATTTACGGGTGTCGTCTTTGCTTAGCACACGGGTAACACGTTGTATTATATATGGAATGTCGTAGCCTTCTGAATTCCAGCCACTTAATATATCAGCATCTTCAATTAGTTCTAAGAATGTCTTTAAAAGATCTGCTTCATTATCAAACAAAAATGTATTATCGAACGGCTTAATAATATCTTTAGAACTTTCTATGCTTAGACTTTTGGGTGGAATTACCAGCGTAATAAGTTGATCTAACCAGTCTAAATAAAGCGAGATTGCTGTGATAGAGTTAAAGGGATCTTCCGGTGTTGAGTACCCGCGTTCCGAATCAAAATCCACTTCAATGTCAAAGAAGCATACCTGTAAGTTTGGAGCGTCAACATCTAGATAATTATTAGCGAGACAACGAAAAACTGGGTTAAGATCACTTTCCCATAACCCTCGTTTGCTATGAAGTTTTAGTTCCTTTTTAAACTCTTTACTACTATGTGTAGTAAATCTACTTACAGGATTACCATAAATTGTTTGAAATTTACCACGTGGATCATTATAATAAAACACATAATTGGCTGGAAAGTCTTTATACTCTCTCTTGCCATCTACACGCTCAACTACATAAATTTTGTTGTGGTCTCTGTCAAGGTGGGCGTCTACGTAGGACATGTATATATTTTAATGTAGTTTGCCAACAGTAGCAAGAATATTTTCTAATTCTGCCAAATCTTCGCTGTGACGAGCAAAATCTGCTTTATATGCGGTACGTACAGCTTTCTTGAGAACTGAAGCTTTAATTTGCATTTCTTCAGCAATTGCTTTTACTGTATCATTGAGACCTTCGTTTAAGTCGTCAACTTCTTGCATTACAGTAAGGCCTTCGTTAATAAGGGTTGTTAGTTTGGATTTCTCTTCCGGATTAAAAATTCTATCGCTTGCGCTCATTGATATCTCCTATAATATGCTACTATTATAAACGTTTGTTAACATTGTGTCAATTTTTAATTTTTGGCTTTGGGCATCAGTTCCTGGTGAGGAAAGTCATATATTTTTAATTCGAACTGCTCGACCCGCGTGCCTTTTCTCTTTGCTTTAGATTTTTTTGTAAATTGTCCCATTTGGCGAATGCCTCTTTGTGATCTTTTCATTGCTATTTCTAACTTTTTAGCTTGTTCTTTAGTATATAAAAATCTATACAATTTATCGTCGCCTTTTATTATAACCCAAAGAGTGATATATTTTTGCTTACTAAGTCGATCAACTCTGTGTATTAGATATGTCCATTTTCCTTCTGGCAGACCATATTGTGGTTTACCAATAAAATCCTTATTAGTATTAAAACTAAGATAAATTGCGGCGAATACAATTGGCACTATTAAATATTTTTGCCAACGCTTTTTCATGAAAAAAGGAACAAAACACACGAAACCAGCAAATACCCAAATCATCATTAACTGAGTTGTACTATAATTAAA